CGGCGCTTGACGGATGCGTCGTTGAGAAAATCCCGCCAGGGATCTTGAATAACGGACACATCCTCATTTAGGGCGACTACACGCGAGAAAATTTCCACCGGACGTTTTAAAAATTCACCCAATGGGACGTCGGTTGATCCACCTGCAGCATAAGTTGGTTCCAACTCAGATACAATGTGGGTCCCCATAGGGCGGTCAGCATGTGAAAACACAATAGTGCCGATCCTCTGCTGACCAGTAGGAGCGGGTTGTATATCAAAAATTTCGACGGAATTAGAAGTAACACAACTATGTGCAAGTCAAACTCATGTGTTAAGAGCAGACTCGTTTTGGACAATATACACGAAATATACAAAAATGAAATGCAAGCCTTATACAAAATATATATCCAGACATCAAATATAGGTAACCAATACATTAACATACTATTTTGGTTCGGTCCTCAATAGAGGCCTGTACGGTAGTACCCGCACAGAGGGATTCAGTATTCGCACCTTGACCAGAGGTGGGGCCAGTATTATTACCTTGACCAGAGGTGAAGTCAGTATTCGTACCTTGACTAGAGGTGGGGTGATCAGTATTGTACTAGCCTTGATCCGAGGCTATGCCACTTAGAGCGTGGCAAGAATATCCTCATACGAAGCCGTAAGCTGGCGGCACAAATGTGCAATGCCGTGCTCCTTCGCAATCTCGGTCATCTGCTTGAGGCGCGTTTCATAAACCTTCTTTCCATGGAAGGCCCATTCGCGCAAAGCTCCATCAATGTTAGTGGCTGCGGCTAGTTCCGGGGATAAAGCTTTAGATGCAAGAACGCAAGTCAAAGACTTGACGATTGATGCCTCATCCAACTTACCAATGCGGTAATCAAGTTCTGGGAGAGATATAGAAGATCTCTTCAAGAATACAACATCCGAAGTGGAAGTCATAAAAGCTTTCCCAACTGCCGTCTTATCACCAGGGGTCAAAACCATCCCGTATTTTTCCATATACTTTTTGAGAGACAGGAAATTGAATTTACGTGCATAATACGAAACGGAGTTAACAAAATCGTCTCCGTAATTGACATGGGAAACGAAGCGTCGAAAACTCCCAGGTAAAGAGCGTGGGTACACTGAATGATAAGCACAGCGATTGATCAAGCTGTTGTCCAATGAATTGATGATCACAGTCACAGGAATGCCAGAAGGAGTTGATCCATCCATCTGGTAAACTTCTCCATTAAAATTAACGAGAGGAGAAACTAAATCATCAACCATGGTAGACATAATGAACAAATCAAAACTAGTATATTCACCAAGAGCTGCTATATCCAACATAATACGATAGGAAAAGCGGCTCAGCGTAGGGTTCTTACGCAGGTCATACTTAGAATGATCACCATCAAAGAGATTAGAAAATCTCTCCAAATGGTTCATCATGTGCTCCCAATCAGGGCTCGAACAGTTGATACCGACTGCGCACTCACTCACACCAGTGAGCATCTGAATAATGCGGCACACCGGTGTGAAATATTTGCGCACGAGAACAGTACAGGAAATCTCTGCCACCATGAACAGACGAACCTTCTCTTTTGTAAGGGGAGTTGGCTCATCCTTGGGTGTGGCATTAAACAGCCAATTTACTCGTTCGCCCTTAGTCAAGCGCTCTAGAGCTTCGTCGCAAGTGTGCTTAACTTCATTAAGGAAATCCTTCTTGAAGTAGCCGGTGTCATTATCAATGTATTCGATCGTCCAGGCTCCCTTGCCACCAGGAAAATTAATCCCCATGGAGGAACTCCAATTCATAGCATCAATGAAACGCACCGCAGGTATACCGTTCAATATCTCATCCCAAGTAAGGGGACGAAGATGCTGCTTGAGAAAGGGGGATATGATCTGAAATTTTGTCATATAATCGAGATAGGCCCATTCTAGATCTTCAAGTGGCATGCCAGGTGTGGTATCGAACGAAAAGCGCGCGGAACGCGCCCACATACTTCGGCCGAACCGGGGTTTGCCAAATTTGGCTTCGGGCCAGAGCTTCCTCACAGAATCAGCAATGATAGTGTCAACAGCACGAGATTTATAGAAAGCTGAACTTGGACGTACTCCAGCATAACTAGCTCCCTGATTTTGAATGGGGGGAGTGGATTCTTGTGCCTTCAACCACTCAGTAGCCGCAAGTAAATTGCGATCCGGGAGCACCTTACTCTCAGAGAAAGTGGGTGAACCATTAACGGACCGGGCAATGCTCGAAGGCTGCTCAGCGGAGAAGACAAAACCAGGCTTGTTAGCAAATGCGACAAGAACATCAGACAGTTGCTGCTGTGTAGGACAATAAGACATCCCGACCGACAAATCGCTAAGATCACCCCCAACATGGATGCCCAAGATGCCTGGGTTGGCACCACGGGACAAATAGACCCCACCGCAAGCGCCTAAGAACGTTTTGGAGGGCCATTTCCACATTATCACTTGGGCCTTGTTATGCCTCTCATCAAAGGCAAGATGTCCAGGTAATTGGGAGAAATCAACATCAATACCAAGGGTTTCTGGCGACCGCCACACAAAGTCAGCTTCGAGTTTCCTGTCGGGACTGGAAAAATATGGAATCAGATTTCGCTTGGATCGAGAAGATATGGAAACAACGGCCCAATCACCATGTTCAGGACCAAAAGAACATGAAGGAGTCACAACTTTGGGGGATTCGGAGCAACCTTCGCGAGTATCAACAATTTTCCAGCGCACCTCTCCTTTCGGAATGACATGCTTTGGGACCAAAAGTAAACCCGTGGTTATCCAAAGACCATTGCACATGAACTTCTCCTTAGAATCAGAACAGTCAAATATTGCGCTTAGATTTTTGAGAATCATGGCGCGCAACTGTGAATCCGTCATCGTTGGATTTCGATATGACATTTTGACGATTACATTTTGAGCTTTCCACGGATCGATGACAGCATTCTTCTTCCGAAGAGATTCTTCGTCTGTTTGCATGAAAAATTGATTTTCTACCGCACCGGACACCACGCAAGGCTTCCCTTCGGGCGTAGATTCGGGTTCTTTAACCGGTGAGTCTGTGAACCAATTGAAAAATTGGTATGCGACGAAGCCACCGGCTGCAACTGAAATAGCGGTCAACAACATCTTGATTTGTGGAGCATATTTTTCCCGCTCAAGCTGAGCGCTTTGTGAGATAACACCACGGCGATTTGTCAAGTAGACATGAGCATCACGATCAATCCACTTATACCTGAACCCATTCCAAATCCACATCGGTAATGCTATGCCAAGTCCAATCCACCCTATATCATGCTTAGTGAGAGCTTTAGATTTTGCAGGGGTGACGGCCAGGTTTCCGAGTAATGGAAACCTTCTTGCGCAAATATTCAAGAATTCACGGAATTCACCAGTGATAACAGTAGGAACTGGTTTGGCGAAAGTAAAACCAATTCCAATCAAAGAAACGATCCCAAGAACACCGCTAGCGATAAAACATCGCCTGGCACGTATAATTTCGCGATGCAATTCCTCAGGGGGCATGATCCGGGTGGCTAGCTTGACAGAAGTCGAGTTCCACCATTCATCTGGGATCCAATACCACCACTGAAAGCGCATGTCTTGGGCGACAACGTCCATGATAACATCTGCAGCTTTTGTGGTGACAGCACGCTTAGCAAACATAGGGAGATTCATGAAGTCCCCAACAAAGCCAGATTGTGACCACAGGAATTTGTTGATGCGTTTACTCATACGATTGAAGAAGGAATCATAGAACGTGTACGCCTGATTCTGAACCCTCTTGATATGGATCTCGCGCTTGCCATCAGGAAAAGAAGATGTCCACTCTTTGGCAGTAGCACGTAGAGTGGAAGGCAATTGGAGCTCAGTTGGGACCGCTGGTGTGAAGTCTGGCTGGTCGGGAACTTCAGCATCTGAAAATTGCCCCGATTCGTCATCCGACACATATTGCTCGTTAACTGAAATGCGGGAAAGTTGGGTCAATCGAGCATAACGCCGCCCAACTAAAGCACAAGCAGAAGTATCTTCATATTGACCAGCATCTGCCTCAGTCAGAATAGTATCATGACTGGTGTCGCGGTAACCCGGAACACGAGGCTTCGGATCATCGGGATGTCGCAGAGGGGGCAATTCGGGTAGAGCATCAGTAAGAGTGACAGGAATGCTCACGCCCTGATCATCTGGAAAGTCACTCTCACTACGGTCTGAAGATTGATTGGAGTCATCATCAGCCGGACAAAGTGGAGGCACAACATCACAAGTGCAGCAAACTCTTTCACACTTCTTACATTTTGTGAAAACCATATTCGCATTTCTTTCCATATGGCGCTCCTGCTCTGCTCTATGAGAGAGAAGCAGTTGCTCAAGGAAATAGAGAAAATCGTGAATCCCCAAATCCTCGCATATGGTC